CCGCCTGCAGAACTTGATCCAGCTCCTCTGTAGGCAGATGGTTCCATCCTTGATCAAGGCAGGTTTTATTCTCTCTCATAGCAATCCCCCCTTTATTTCTTTCGTTCCTGCCAAATTTCCAGAATACACGCTATTCTGGAAATAAATTCACTATTTGTCGGTTTATTTATCACGTCGCGGCCATCATACGAGAAATACCAATTCCACGCCTTCTTGCTGCCGTGCCTCCACGCCATTTTGATTGCTTCCCTAATAGACTGCTCCACCAACTCTTCCGAGTTCTGCTTATAGTGGAGGGAGATTTCCAAGTATATATCTTTTGCTAAAGCACGAGTTGGGTCTTTGTGTTGTAGGTCAATCGCCTCTTTAAGAAACTCAAAACCAACACATTTTGTTGGCACACCCAGTTCCATTAAAACTACAACAATTGCTCCGCGAAAATTGTAACGGTTTAAATGCCGTTCCAACAACTCGATATGGCGCAAAGTTTTCTCTATTGTGCTCTCCATATAGAGCCCCCTCTCTGTAGCAATTATTACACATAAAAATGTCTTTGTCCATCGAAATTTGTCAAATATACTTTACATTTCCGTAATAACAACAAAAAATACCCCCTCCCGGGCCGAAATAGCCCAAGAGGGGGTTATGTTATTCTTCTGTCTGTTCACCTGTCTGAGAGCTCCCCAGCTTGTCCACAGTACCAAGGCTAACCTTCAGCATTTTAGTGAGCCAATCCGGGACCGAGGCGCCCAGTTTCACAGCATTCTCCAGAATACTGCCTAATTCCGTAATGATGTACCAAGCGAGCACCATGGGCAACAGCAAGCCAGTGTAAGTAATGCCCAGATGTAAATTCTCGCAAGCAACTGCCAGCACGATATCCGCAATTCCCGCTACCAGAACCACTATCAACATACCGGCTTTGTGCCACAGCCCGGTTCGTGCCTTGGCGCTACACCAATCACCCGACTTGCAAGCGGCGCAGGTCCCGCTGATGTAATCCAGCAGCATAACAGCAATCCATGCAACCAGCATAATTCCCTTCCAACCCAAAATGGTACCCAGAGCAGTACACCCGGCGACAATGGCCGTTTTAATCGCTAACATTTTTTCTTCCACCTGTAATTCCTCCTTTATACCCCAAGCAGCTTTGCCCAGGTTTTGGGACCACAGGAACCATCTGCTTCCAGCCCCATTTTCTTTTGGTACTGCTTCACTGCAGCTTCCGTTTTGGAACCGAAGGAGCCATATTTCTTCGAATCCATTTTGCCCTTGCAGCCATTTGCCTCCAGCAGCTGCTGCATCGCTTTCACATCGGCGCCGCTGGCACCGTTTTTCAATACTCGAACATTCACTTCACAATAGACCTCCTTATTATCGTCAGTATCGGTTTTCTTTTTCAGTCCCGCCACCTGGGCAATGGCCTCCATTGTTGCATATCCCATCTTCTTGGAATACGCGGGGTCAATAATGACAGGGGCATCGGTAGAACTATCCATAAACCCATACTCGGTCAGAACTGCCGGCATCTTAGTGTACTTAAGAACGTGATAGTTCTTCTCCTTTTTAGGGGTAGCCCTGTTACCCTTCAATCCGTCATTCTCAAGACAACACTCATAGATGGCATTCATATATTCTTTAGAGTTATCCTTGGGATCAACTCTGATGAAAATAGTAATACCTCCACCTTTACCTTCGTTAACGCCACCGTTATGGTGTACGGATTGGTAAAAGTCTGCTCCTGCTTCATTTGCTTTGTCACATCTTGCTTGCAGGCCTACAAGGGTTTTTCCTGTAGGATCATCTACACGGATAACTTTTACATCTTGGTACTGCTTAGATGCTTCTTCGATGGCTAAAGCTACCCGATTGTTCAACTCCCATTCTCTTGTTTGGTTCTTGTCGAATTTCTTGGATACTCTTCTGCCTGCGGTCTTTTGATAATGGCCGGCATCAATCGCTAATATAAACACAGTTATTCTCCTTCCTTGCCTTATTCCCCAATAAGTGTAAATGTGCCATCGCTATTGGTTTTCCAAGCGATTTTTTTCGTAACAATATTCCCGGAAGTGTCTTTACAGGTAATTGCCGGGTCTCCGTCTTCGTCAAGATCAAAGGCAAACTTTACAGTTGGAACATACCCGGTCAAGTCCACCACTTGGATGCCATCTGCCCCCATTTCAAGGCGTGTAGCAAGATTGCTGTCCTCTAGTCGTGTCATTCTGAATACCGGATAACCTTCGTATTCTGTAGTGGCTTCAATCAAAATATTTTTATCCTGGTGCAGCCTAAAAATGCCACCCAATATCTCCATAGAACCGCCGGTAGTGTCCTTTGATACGACAGTTTCCGCAATCAAATTGATAACCTTCACGATAGCAGCATCAATATTACCACTTTTAAGGTAGCTGGCATTGATATAGATTTGTCCATCGTCACCCTTGTAAATGCCTTGCAATGCGCCGTTTTCGGTAAGGAGATTAAATACTTCTTCCGGTGTCAGTTTTGCGGAAGCATTATCCGCCAAGGCTTTTGCTGCTTCTGCGGTTTGCCGGGCATCGGTGGCGACACCCATAATTTCCGCAAAACTTTGCTCAAAGTTGTACTTTCGCTCCAAATCGGCTGGGGTTCTTGCTGCCGTTCTGTCTTGTTTTGAACTCATTTTATTCGCTCCTTTCAAAAGAAAGAGGACTGCTGCCAGTCCTCTTAATCCCTCGATATAGTTCCGTCAGAAGAAACAGTAAAACCTAACTCTTTCAAGATGGTTTCCATTTCTTCATAGGAGATGTCCTCTCTGTTGTTCAGGTATTCTACAATTTCCATATTGTAGGTGTCGTCAGAGGGATATTCGCTCTTGAACAGGATAATCTTTTCACCGTAGTCAGCATCGAGATTATTGATATAATCGATTACCTTATCTTTTCTGCTGCCGCTGATAGATTTTCCTTCTGCGTCCTTATCCGCTTTGAGATCGTTCAGGTCACTTGCGTATTTCCTGTAAGTCATTAGATCGCTTGCTACCGCCTTTGACAAAGTAAACTTCTCAGGATTTTGGTAAGCCCACGAATAGGCATCTTTGGTATCATCGTCAAAGTTTTGGTAGTCTTCCACGGAGATACCGTTTGCTTCGAGGAACTTGTACTTTTCAGGATATTTCTTTGCGTAGTTGTATTCCTCAAGACCATCGTACTTGTCCCAATCTGCCATATCGATAGGCTCTTTCCGGTCAGAAAGATTATTAGCAAGGATGTTCTGCTTCCGGATCGGCAAATCCAGAGAATCGATGTATGCCAGCTTTTCGCCCAAAGTGTCCTTGCCCTTCAAGCCTTCTCTGTAATCCCAATAATCTCTAATGGGAATATCGACATCCTTGTATTCTTGAATCTGCTTCGGCTTCAACGGAGCAATATCATTATCGAAATAATATCTTGCATTCTCTGAAGCGTACTGACCAAAGATGGCTGCCTGAACTTTATTGCCAAGAGTATCTTCTACAGGGAATCTCAACTTGCCGCTACTGGTATAAGAGCCTGCTACCGGGTGATCTTCACTGAACATACCCAAGCCTTCGATAGACTTTTTGATTTGTCCACCGCCTACAGGCAACGCCAGATAGTACAAAGGCTTTAGCAACTCTTTAGCTTGGAATTCGCCATTGACGGAATCGTTAATGATGGTCTTGAAATCGCCCCCATAAGGGAGTGCGGAAGACAAGGGAATACGACCACCGCCCAACAAGCCACCCACAAAAGGCACATCTTGGATGATATTTTCACCCAAGCCAAGCAGTGCATCTTTTACATTGTCCTCGTCCTCTTCATCGTCATCATCACCCACACCCAAATCTCTCAGCAAGTCCTCAATGATCCCCATAGGATCAAAGGCGGCATCTCTGCCAACCAATGAGGAATAAACCGCATTGTACAGGTAAGCACCCAGAAATGCTGTAGCGTAGCCCTTGACGATCCTTAACGGACTTTTAGAATCTTTGACAACATCATCGAACATATAGCCGTACTGGTTTGCAACTTCCAACTGGAAAGCTGTGAATATCTTCGTGAGAGGATTCTTCTCATCAAAGATAGTCGGCATATTACCTCTGGAACGACCAGCCATAAGATTCTTGGCAAATTGGTCTGCATCCTTGATCGCCTGAGATTCGCTCATGCCTTCCTTCAGGTTTTGCAGGTACTTGGAACGCCACACAGTCTGTGAAGTGATGCTGTCAATGACATTCATCATAAACGCAGCCTTATCCGTTACCTTATCCCATCCGGTCTGATAGAGAGCTTCTTCCTCTATCAATCTGTTAGTCAAGTAATCGGATTTCTCGATCATCCCATCATCCTTGACAACGGAGCGGACATAATCGCCAAGACCTCTCAAAGTAAAGACAGGGGAAACCTGATGCCAAGACTGAACCATAGGAATGAAGTTTGTCAGTGCAGACGAGAAACTGCCAACAACCATATTCGCATTGATACGATTGTTTAGATTTGTCATAACAGAATAGATTTTTCTGCTTGTTTTATCTTCAATCTCTCGATCTCCGGCAGCCTTTTTGTTGGCAAGAGTATTTGTTCTGTTCATCAGTTCACGAACAAGACCGCTCAGCGGATTGCTCGCTTCTGCCAGAACTCCGTCAATCAATGCCTGTGCTTCGTCAGCATCGTAGTCTTCGTTGGCTTTGATTTCATCGATCCTAGCCTTTACACCTTCCTCACTATGAATGTACCGCAGATGATTTTCCAAAGCTCTCCGGCTCTGCAGATCGTCAATGTGGTAAATCCAGTCCAAAGCACCATGAATGTAGGTATCTAAGCCTTGATACAATGAGTAATCTGTGGTATCGCCCTTTCTCTGCTTGTTAAAGGACTGCCAGCTTCTTTGTGGCGTAAACATTTCCGTCAATCCAGCAATGCTTGTGGGGATTTCATTATCTACAGGCTTCCAGTTAAGAAGTTTCTGCAACCAATTCTGTTTAGGATTGGTGAAGTGGGGGAAGTAACCCTGTCTATAAGGAAGTTCCTTAAAGCCTTGCTCTCTCAATGCCTTATTTACACGGACGATTAGATCATCAAAGGTCTTTCTAGCTTCTGTGATGGCTGTGTTAACCTTCTTGACATCGATTTTACCCTTGTGCTTATTGTAATAATCCTTAACAAGATCCTCGGTGAGTGTGGTTTCGGGATTATGCCTAAATTCGCCAAGCATGTGGGCGTAGGTATCTTCGACATGATTGAGCTTCAGTTTCTGGAAGACTTCTTTCAGCTTTACACTTTCTCTCTTCAGCAGAGCTTCGTTGTGATCGTACTTGGTTTCCAATTCATCGTAGATTCTGTCTGCAAGCGCAATATCAGGATTGCCGTTAGCATCCCTGACAACTCTGCGCAGGATTCTCCGCAATGTCTTAGTCTTGTACGAAAGACCCAAAGCCATATCCTTCCATGTGGAAGTATCGCCCAAGAGGTTTCTCCACTTTTCTGTGTGCTGCTCCATCTTGGTCTGTCGCTGTGCAGCAGTCTTGGCTTCCTTGGTATTCAGCTTCTCAATTCTCTTTCCAAGGTCGCTGATCCGCTTCGCATAGTCAGCGTCCACATTTGCCTTCATGCGCTTAACTCTTTCGATGCGTCTCAGAAGATCATGCGCACCCAGAGTGTTCTTGTTCTTCTTGGCATCGTACTCAGCCTGAAGTCTAGCAATCTCCTGATCATAGTCGGCAATAGATTGCTCACGCAACCGCTGATTTTCAGCAAGCTCGTTCTGATAGTTAGTCAGCTTCTTCGCAAGCCGTTCATTTGCTGTTGTAGGCTCACCAGCTTCTACAGGAGCGACTTTCTCTTCTGCCTTGACATTCTCTGCTATCGGTGCAATATCATCTACAGGAGCTGTCTGCGCAACAGGAGCAACACCCACAGGAGCAATATCATCTTCGACAGGGGGAGCGTACTGGTCGGCATTCCGCATCAGACTGTTAAAGCCTTCTCTGCTGGACTTATTAGCCGCCTTTTCCTTCTGCGTCTGCTGATACTCGGTAACGCCATTTGTAACGGCATCCACCACATCCCAAATCACATCGTCCGGCAAATCCATTTCAACACTGGTTTCTGCATCCATATTAGCTACATCCACCATCTGCATAAACTGGTCTGTAGGACTGATAATGCTTTCAGGGAACAGGTGAGGATAGAGGGAATTTAGCTCATGGTACAGAACATCAACATCTGTACCTTCATTGGAGAAGCGGATTCTTCCACGGTTCTTTCTCATAAGATGCGCATAGTCGGCAATCTCTTTTTTGATAGAATCGGAAACAAAAAGACCGTTAGTCCGCAAATAAGTCTTTGCGTCCTTAACAGTCTCATCAAATTCACTCTCCGTATATGTGCCAAACTTCTCTTTAATATCTCTGAACAACTGCTCTCTGTCCGGAAATTCGCTCTTGCTGTATTCCTCGATCAGCATGTGTACATCGTACATCTGCTTGTTGGAAAGACCTAGCTGGGATCTTACCTCTCTGGCAATCTCTGTAGCTGCCTTCTTGGTCAGAGGTACGGTATCGGCTCTATTGAGCCATTCTGCATCGCTTTCCGGGGGAACATCGGCATCATTCAGGCTGTCCAATCTGTCAGCGTCCATTGTGGCTGCTTCCTGTTCCAGCTCTTCGATCCTTGTCATTACCGCATCATACTCAGCACTAACCTTCGCCCAGGCATCCATATCTTCTGTGGAGATTGCTTCCTGCATCCGGTTTTCCAATACTTCTTTCTGTTGCAGAAGATTGTCAAGTTCAGCATCCAGGGGAGCAAGGTTATCAGGGAACATTTCAGATACAGGTGCAGTTTCCGTTTCCTGAGTAACCGTGTTTTCCTCGGCAACTGGCACAATTCCCTCAAGAGCGATATCCTTACCATACACATTGTTTCTGCCGTAGACATTTCCGGGCAGAGGGGCGAGGTCGTTGTTAATATCTGCCTGTTCGGATACGGAATAGCGGATGTCATTCTTGCCGGAATCAAACCGCTGCGACAGGGGGATCACATTTCCTTTATCGTCGTAGGTTACAGGCTCAGCAGACTTTACCTGGTTGGGATCGAGCACTATCAAACTATCTGTTTGCCTACCCCGACTTCCACCGTCGACTCCAAAGTACATAGAATCGTAATGATTGCTGCGGAGAAAATTAGTGATAAAGTTTTTTGCTTTGACGGCTACGGCATCGTATTCTTTTTGCCACGCTGATTTATTTTCTTGATATTTTCTGTGAGATTCCTGATACGGTACAGAGTCAATATCCGCAGGCTTCCCCTCCATGATGTACGAAGTAGGATATACAACATCCATATCCGCATCCGGGTTTTCTTCCATCCACTTTTGCAAAGCATCAAATTCTTCGTCTTCCAACTGTTGCGCAATGGCATCATACTTTCTGTCGATTTCTTGGATTTGGTCGTAGTATTCCACAAAACCCGGTATTTTGTTCCGGACATCTTCCCTGTTTTCTACACGAAGTGTGTTCTGTGCCTTAACAAACAGTTTCATTTGCCTGCCGCCAAGCCCAATGTTCTTATCAGAAGTTTTCGTAAAAATGCCGTGCGGTGTCTCATAGTCTGTGCCGCCATGATCTCCACGCGAAATATCAAATACATGAATATTCTCTGCATCAGTTTCATGGAACATGGTCTGGGCATATCCGGCTTCCTTCGCCGCCTCGTCCACCATCTTTTGGGCAGTTTTCGTGTCACCACGGCTCACCGCGTCCGAGTAATCGCTGTCGATCTTCTCCTTACGGTAGACTTCAATCCTCTTCGCATCATCTTCTAATGCCTGCTTTTTTGCATCAATTTGTGCAGGCGACAGCATCTCATCCGGCAAATACTTAAGAAAATGTGCGTCTTCGGGGTTGATTTTCCGTACGATATCTGCTAAACTATAATTAGAAGCTGGTATCAGGGAGCGGGTTTGAATTTTTTCAGGCGTGCTCCCAAGGACGTCAGCTTCTATTTTTGTTAGCGCCACAGTCATGTACAGTCTTCCTCCGACATCGGAGGATTTTTTTATTTCCATCTGCACAGGAATGATGGCCGGACCGTCTTGAAACGCACCAAGCAAAACATATACGGCCTCAAGATTCTCGTTGGCTCTTGACGTCCCCTTGTATTTGTCCCCGTGGACATCGATTAGGATTGCGCTGTCAAGGACACGATCTAGATTGATCATGGCCTTTGCGAAGTCAGCATAGCTACCACCATAGCGCAATTGCTTACTCAAACTCTCTTTCAGCCCACCGTTTTTGGAAAAAATAAATTCGACGTCTATATCCTCGTGAGACAACTGCTTCGTCGTGATTCCAATTTTTTCCGCTAGAGGATAGATAACCGCTTCCGCTTTTCTTTTCGCTTTTTTCTTGAGTTCTTCCAAAGACAACACTTCGTTGTTATACTCCGTAGTCGCCGTAGCCGTAATTACCGCAAGTTTCTTGCCATTGAGCTCATCGTACCGCTCTGCATCTGTCATTTCCCCTGTGATTGAATATTTTACTTCATCAGGTAACACACCCTCTGCCCGGTACGCATCCTCAAAGGCTTTCTTCACCTTTTCGAGCTGCCGTGCTTCCTTGCTTCCGGCAGTAGCTACCTTGCACAGATACTTAATTTCATCATAAATCTTCTGAAAAACATTTCTGTTTTCTACGGACAGTTTCTTGATAAAGTCAGTATCGGTAAACAGATAATCGCCAACCAAATCAGCGGTCAATTCTGCGTTAATATCCGCATCCTTGACATCCTTATACAATTCTGTCAGGTTTGCAAGTCTGCTGTCATACTCGCCCTTGGACTTGGCATAGTTAAACAGAGTGTTTTGCAATTCGGTGTAGAGATCCGTACCCTCAAGAATATGGGCAATTTCGTGTCCTGTAACAGAGTTTAACGATTTAGAAGAATCAATGTTTAAGGTAACGCCATCTTTTGTTACATAACCATTGACGGATTTACCATCAATCGCAAAGCCGGATTCCTTCAATCTCTCGTTGTTGGTGAAATCAAAAAGAACACCCTTGTCTGCCGATATTTTTGCAATCATATCAACAAACTCGTGTGTTCTGTTCGTGTTATTTAGTATGCCGCTTTCTACAGCCTTTTTAATGGTTGCCTGTTGTTTGGCATCGTATTGTGTTAAGTCCGCTTCAAATGCTTGTGAACGCCTTGTGCGTTCATTGTAACTTTCAACAAGGCGATCACCTTTAACCATACCAAGCACATTTTCACCTAACTGCGTTTTCAGCTGATTGCGTTGGGAAGTGGTTTCAAGGTCTTTCAACTGCTGCTTCAGCTCGTTTCTGCGGTCAATCTGCTCGCCGGTCATTTCACCCTGTTTCATTTTGTTCAGGGTATCAAATTCAGCTTGCAAGGCATCTTCATTCTTGACAACATCTTGATATGCCTTGTAGGTATCGCCGCCTAACACACTTTCAATAGTGTCAATATCAAGCTGACCCTTTTCCATTTGCTCCACGATAGAGTTATAAAGCTTTGTCTTTTCTCTGCTGGTTAGCTTCTTTCCATCTTGCTCTTGTTCTGCGATTTCGTCTTGGAAAACCTTATCAACAACTTTCTGTTCATTCTTTGACATGCCGGTTACATAGCCTTTGCCTTTTGTGGCTACCTCAACTCCACTGCCAGCACCGCCAAGAACGAGACCACCTATGAAAGCATCAAGTTTATCTTCGTTAGAAAACAGTTCCTCGATTTCGTAATCTTCCATATAGGTCATTTGCTGTCCGGCAGCACTCATATAACCGGAAAACAATTCCTCAACGCCTTCCATAGAAGCATCGACTGTCAGCTTTCCGGCAGTAACTAAAGCACTTGCTAGCTTGCTTGTCATTTTAGCGGACATCTGCCCAAATATGGCGTCCGTTACAGTTTTACCACCAAAGCTAATACCACCAAGCTTTTCAGTCAGCATTTCAGCTCCGGCAGAGATGACACCGCTAAGTTTTGCCTCAGCTCTAGTCGCACCGTTATTATAGGCATTTTCTACCTCGCTACCATAAGCATTAACGCCCATTAGCGCCATACCTGATCCCGGCAAAAGAGCATTAGCACCCATTTGTACCGCAAGTTGGCCACCGCTTTGCACTAAAGAATCCGCTTTATCTCCCAATATAGAGTTTCCCTCTACATCTATACCCGCTTTATTTGCAAGATACCCGTGAAGAGTGGTGTTCTTAATAATCTGTTCAGCCACCTTTTGTTCATCGTAAAGGTCTTTCTTGACGAAATCCGCAGACCATTTCTGTGCTTCAGTATAAGCCTTTTCTGCAATCTTTTGGTTCGGATTGTAGCTAAAATCGTTGCCCTGAATTAAGTTTGCAATGCCTCTGCCGATCAATGCACCAACCGCTTGAGCCGGGTTATCGTAGTTGCCCATCATTTCTGCGTACATAACTTCCGGTGCGATATCTGCAGCAGTATCAACAACCTGTTCGCCAACGCCAATAGCACCGGCGGTAAAGTCTGTGCTTGCATCGGTTGATGTGCCAAGAATGAATTTTGGGATATCTGACCATTGGAAACCATCATCGAAAACACTTGTGTTAAACCATTTTCTTTCTTCCTTTTTGTCGGATGTCTGCTTGACAGGTGCGATATCCTTATCAACTTCTTTTTCCTTTTTCTTGACCGGTGCAATATCGTCATCTTCGTCTTTTGGGACGAAGCTAACACCGCTTGTATTACCTTTGTAACCGTTTGTGTATCGGTTAAGGATTGCGTTTCGCCTGAATTTTTCTTCTGTAGCTATGTCGTTTTTTCTTTTCTTTTTCTCTTTTTCTAATGCCTTGTAGAAATTGTCAGAATAGCTCATAACTCACCCACCTTAAAGCCCCGGTAGCGTTTTGTATTTCGGTGTAGCCTTTTTGAAGTATAGCTGTCCGTTCTGTTCATAGCTTGTGACTTCGCCTTTTGCAACCAAACTTGCCAACTTGCTTTCACTAATAGGACCATAGCCCAAAGCTAGCACACTCTTAGAATTGATAGGAATATTTTTCGTTGTAGAAGAACCCTTATTGATGCTACCGCTACCACCGCTACCACTACCGCTAGAAGTCCTCTTAGCTGCCTGTTTTTTCTGCCACTCAAATTGTTCCTGCTGAAACTTAAACGAATTTTCGGTATTGATCTGATTAAGTACATCCTTCCAGCGAGAATAGTAAGTGTTCTCGATGTCGGTTCTCTTTGCTGCTTTGTCAAGGAGAAGTTGATTTTTGTACTGGAAGCCTTGCAAGGACAATTTAAGTTGCTGTTGCAGTGCCTGATATGCAATTTCCGCAAGTGCAGAATTGTTTTGAAGTGTGGCATCCTTAATGGCATTGTTATAATTCAACACTGCATTGTTGTAAGCTTCTCTTGCCGTAGCAACTCGGTTTTGGTATGTGTTATACATACTGACTTGAGAGCTTTCACTCCAACCGCTATTCTGAAGGCCTTGTGCTGCAGCTTGTTCTGCTTTTGCGCCGTATTGGTCCGACTGTTTCTGCCAGTCAACATAAGCTCCGGACTGTTCTTTGGTGTAGTCCTTTTTCGCCTGGTCTTTCTGCTGCTCGATTTTCTCAATAGCAAAATCAGTCTGTTGCTGTTGTCGCTGGCTCTGCTTGTCGGCCCACTCTTTAGAAGCATCAATTTGAGCCTGATAATACTTATCGGAATCATTTATCATTCCGTCATAAAGTTTCTCATTTTCACTCAATGCTTGCTTTTTGTCAGTTTCCACCTGGGTAAACCGCTTATCGTCATAATTTACATCGTAGTTTGGCATTTTCTCACCTCTTCACATAAGCACCAACAAAGCATTCCAAAGTAACAGTTTCTAAACTAAATCTAGTCTTAGAATAGAATTTAAGCTGAATGTCCTTAAACTTCTTTTTCTTAATTCTGCTGACAAAGTAATCTTGTACATTTTCGTATGTACCAATTAACTCAAAATCCGTTTTTTCGGTTTTGGCATAAACGGAGATATCGCCTGTTGCTTCAGCTACACAACCCTTTTTATTGGTCGTTTTTTGGTGGTGCGGATATTTGAATTTATCCTTCGGTGTTGTCCAATAGCTTTCAACATTACAAGTCAAATCCGTAAGAGTGTACAGACCGTCTGTTGTGCCAAGGTAGAGGATATCGTTATATACTTTGGCACAGGTGATTTCTCTTTCAAGCTGCCAATAAAACCACTCATACTCTATGTGATTTTCGTTCGTAAAGGCTGTTCTTGAATCTGCCAAATATGCCTTGTTGCCAATGAAAACAAACAAATAGCCTGCCCATTCAGCAAGCACCATTTCTTTATATTTAGGCTCGGCAATCAGTTTCCGATCCACAAGAGAGCTTCGGTGTGCTGCAACCTGTTCTGTGGTAATATCTCCGCTGATGCCTTCCATTCCTCTTTCGCTGAAGAAAACGATATCATCGTTAAAGTTGATTGCTTTTCCGGTACAACCTATGGTTATGCTGGAATGACTTGACGGATAAACTTTTCCGTACTCTGCATCAACCGTAGGCGTGTGATAAAACACATTCGTATTGGAATCAGACGGCTCACGGAACACCCACAGGGCATTGTTGCCAGCTACTAAGCCTTTTACTTGTGCCGTGTCCATACCTTCCCGGTAATAGTCAAGGTCGCTACAATAGCTAGGGTCGTCCAAGCTAGAGTGCCAAACAACATTGGGATAGTCGGGATTTCCGCTAAAGAAAACCCTGTTGTCAAATACTTGCAACAGGGTACATTTCAGGATATTGTCCTTGTATTTGGCTATGGTTTTCTGAAACTCTACAGACACATTATCTCGTCCGTCTGTAAGCGGCGCAGATACAACCGCATCAAAGGTAATTGAACCCTCGGTATAGTTCACTGTGTAATTGGACACAACCTTGTCTTCAACCTTGACGATTGGTGCAAAAGATGTATCAATGTTCTTCGCATCAAGGTAAAACTTCTTGGCGTTTCCGTCTGCTAAGAAAGTATTTATCCGTCTGCCGGTGAGCATATTGACATCCTGATAGGTCGTACCACCGCCATTAGGCTTTCTAGCAATAGAAGTGGTCGGCACGAAACCAACCACTTCCTTAATTGTAGTGCCGTCATATTGTAGGTAATTCTTTCCGTCTTTGAAGTACCAAGTGTCCTCATAGACAAAACTATCACTAGGCCCATCATTTAAGCCGTTCTCAAGCAGCTCCCACCTGTTATTATCATACGAATAAAGCTCTGTTCCGCTGTGTACCAACATTGCGTTATGGAAAAATGCAATATGGTGTACTGTGCTGCCGAAGCCTTTTGCCTGCATCATTCCCGGTCTAGTCCGAATGCTCTCAGTTTCCTTATAATCTTTCCATACATTCAAGCTATCAGGACTTCTTATAAGATTGATTTCTTCACCCCGGAAGTCAACACCACGAAAATTACCGTATATTCTTGTAATCAGTTCGCCTGTTGCTTTGCTCATATTCTCACTTCCTTATACAGTAATTCCGCCCTCAATCGTTACCATACCCATTGCATAACGAGGGTCTAACAACTGTTTCAGGCTTTCGTAACGAGTGGCGTAAACACTGCCGTATTCCGCAGATACATCACTTTTCAGCAAGTCGGCAGCTATGCCATACGGCATAATCTCCAAAACATCGTTGCTCAACTCAAATTCGTAATTGCCGTTGGTTTTTTCGGTAATTCTTTCAGGATAAACAAACAGGTCAAAGCACGCAGTACCGCTTTCAAGCATTTTATATACTGTTCCGCTTGCCTTGGGAGAGTACTTCACACCGCTTACAGTATCGACTTGGTATACCTCATAGCCACATTCTTTTTCCAGGGTAGAGAAGTCAACCAATTCGCCCTCAGTTGCAGCATATTCAATATACTTGGGAATTTTCTTCTGCCGGGCAAGTTCAAACATTACCTGATTGGTAACATATCGTTTCTTTGCTGCAATATCCGGATCGTCCGTAAGATACTCGCTATCAGGGTTCAATTCCTCGATAAGTGCAAGCACCTTCTTGTCCATTTCTTCTAAGTTCATTTATCTCACCTCTTTTAAAAGAAAAGCACCACCCCGGAGGATGGTGCTTGTTTTACATAATTTCAGGGTTATTATTACCGCCAAAGATGTGGTCAGCCGGAACTTCGCTTTCGGGTACTGCGTAAAACTCCCGGGGGTTTGTTACAAAGTCATAGTTTATGCCACAGCTTGTATTTGTGCCGGTATAGCCACGCACAACAACCCATTCGCTGGTTTCCGGGTCTTCCTCTTTCCAGTCCCTGCCTTTATCGTGCAAGACGTAGCCTTCTATCGGGGCAATAACATACTGCCGGGGTACTCCGTCATAAAATCGCTTTTGCATTGTGGTGTTGGGAATTAAAGTAGGGATAACGTCTTCGTGAGTAATGATATCCATAATAATAATTTTCCTTTCTTTTAGGTGTTCCACTTAAACCTGTTTTCAATGTACGATTTCCATTCTAGGTCGGAGTTGCCCTCAGGTGGGTCCGCTGCCTGCAACCTTTCCCAGCAATCCTCGCTGAAATATAGACTATAGGCGTATGCCTCATCGCTCTCAAACTCATGGATTTCTTTCAAGTGAAAAATAATGCTTAACATACTTTCCACTGACAAGGGGCAATCTTGGAAATTCACGCTGTTGCCGATTTCTCCTTCAATCTTGATATTTTCAAGACTTGTGCATCCGGTAAAGGTGTTTGTGAAAACAGCAGTAGGGGAAATGGTCAAGCTGTCAATGGTTACAAGATTACCGCACCCCTGAAACGTATTGTTGTACTTCGCAAACTTAGCCATATTAAGGGCAGGCAATCTTGAAATATTTGCTTGATAGAATAAGAAGTCACCATTCTGCGCCGCCGAAAGGTCAAGACTACCACCATACTTTGCCAAATGTTCCACCATATCGTAAGGCTCGCCATGTTTGTTATGCCAAGCAAAGCAATATTGCGGATGTCCCGACCGGGGGGTTAGTCTTTTGTTTGGGCAGAATGTATGAACGTTCCACGATGCACCTGCGAAGGAGTACCTATCAAGCCCCTTTGGTACGTTATCCCAGAAGTGCTCATATTCGGCTTGCTTGCCTTTTTCGTATACCTCACCGACAC